CCTACTGCTCCGGATGATGTACCCGATCCATCCGTTATATAAAAAGCCGTAAGCGTATCGGTATCTTCCTCAACATTTAATTCAATGAAGTTACATCGCCATTGATACGCTTGAGAACTCCAAGAACCTCCCAAAAAGAAAAAACTAGCGCTATCATAAGACAGTACATCATCAGGCTCGTATTCGCCGTATAAAGTTGCTCTAATGTTGCGCCGTTGGTTTCTCCTTACATTGAGGATTTCATTGAGAACGAGGTTTTGATGATTCGTTGTACTTACATCTCCGGCGCGTTTCCATTGGGATAGTAAAGCCCTTGATGAATCTTTGAGCGCCGATAAAGATGCGGAGGTTGGCCCATCTCCAAAATAATACGTTTCGTAATCGTAATCATCGGAATAATTACCGGTCTGCTCTAACTCATAAAGTATAGCAGAACTAATACCCTCAACGGTATCGGAGTATTTCAAATCAAAGACTAAATCCCTCAAATACCAATACGCATAATTAGGTTGTAAGGCATCAGGAGTGAGTTTTACATACAATGTACCATCGGCCGGATCGGGAATCGCATCGGTTACAATGTTAATGCCGGTATTTTTATAGACGTAATTTCCATCGGAGTCGGTTGTTGAGTATGTTTCTTGAACCTCAACAGGTATTGTGGCCGGAGATGTAACCCAACTCGTTCCGTTCCAATAATAATCCGTTCCTCCGGTATCAACATATATGGAAACGGTCATTACAACCGGATTTCCTAAATCGGTATCGGTAGTTTTTGCGAACCAAGTCGTGAAAGAAAGTTCTAAGTTACCAGTACCATCGGCTTGCCAATATTGGCTTTTAGATATTTCGCTCGCATCGTCTATCCAATACTCTCGATTGAATTTTATCCCTTGAATGATAGAGTCGTGTTCGAATTTACTTCTCGCAACCTTGACTCCTGCAAAGTAATTATTTCCGGAGTTTCCTAATACATACAACTCATCGCTTACTGCCGAGCTTCCGAGAGAATAGCTTGTTGAGGAGGATGTTTGTGTACCACTAGAGTTGTACACATACCTGCGAACTGATGCCGGATTGCTGAATGCCGTTATTTGAATCAAATTCCAAGCGCCATTCACTTGCCTCAATATTAAGCCGTAAGACTTTAAAATATATTCTAAGGCTTGTTGATTCGTTAGAGGCCTATCATCCTCTCCCTCTGACTCTCCGTATATTCTAAATCGTTCTTTTTCGTGATACGATTGATTTAATATATCATCGCTTTGAGTAAGGTTATTTTCTATCCAGGAGGTATAAGAAACAATATCAAGCCCATAACCTAAAGTATCGAGTATATCGGCCATTAAAACAATGGCCTTCTCTATTCCTCGCGTATCGGGAATGAGCGTTGTTAGAGGGAAATTTCCGGTAAAGAACAAATCTTTAGCAATTATCTCCGCCGATTGATTTCCGTAATTCTGCTCCCCAATACTTATGAGGTCCGGAACAACAAGCCCGGTCCATATAATCGTGCCATCTCGTTTGAGTTGCACTTTGTAATCGCCTATCTCCGATCCTGCGATTGTTTCTAATGCGGAGCGTTGTGTTGCATCAACTACTCGAACAACACCGCCACATAAGGATTTTTGAATGTTCTGGATGCGCCGGAATGATAACTCCTCAAATTGCCTTCTTATATCAACTCCAACCCATTCGGTAGTGCTTCCCGAATATCCATCCTCTAAAATCTCAAATGTATAAGTTGTATCAGTTGTGCCGACTAATTTCTTGTCAACAAAATAGTATTTTAGTCCGTAAGCCATTACCTACCCAATGAATAATTCGCCTCTGCCAATGACAGAACAAGATCGCTTCCTTTTACTCTAAACTCTCCGCTTAAATTCATCATTGATTGATCCGGAACGGATGATCCTGCCATTGCCCTCATTGACTCCTCCGCTCTCGCCTCTCGGTTTCCTATTCTCTTTTGAATGCCTGCCGTAAAGCCTCCTGCAATAGCACTCAATGCAGTCGCGGCGGCCAAAAGAGCAATACCAGTTCCTTGCAATCCAGGTATAAACAACATAACCCCACCAATACCTCCGGCGAGCCTTGCAAGAGATTTTGCAAAGTCTAAAACGATGAGGATTATTTTCTCGAATGCCGTTGCCATTGAATCATCCGCGCCGGATAGTGAACGGCCAATCGTATCTCCTAGCTTTACAAATGCGCCTCCAATCTCATTGGCTAAAAAGTCTTTCAGTTGATCGCCTACCGACTTGATGCCTTCAACCATATTTTGAAACGCACTTTTAGATATTTCCGGTAATTCGGTCAATTTTACTTTTAAATCCTCTAACGGTCGCTCAATGTCGTTATATAGAATATCTTTAAACGATGAAGTATCAGGAGCATCAACGGTAATTTGAAAACCCTCACTCATTTGTAGGCGCATTCTGTTTATAACGCCCATAAATTCTTCAAAGGTACTTTTTACAACATCAACTCCATCAGCTAAAGGAGTAAAAGCATCTGCGCTATCTTCGGTATCTTTTTTAAATTTAATTAGAGTACCAGTCAGATTTTGAAAAGAAGTGCCTATACCAAGAGGTAAGTTACTCATAGCGCCGGTCAATCTTATTAGATCATCAATCACAAAATTGACCATCTTGGCAAATATCAGCTTAAACGCTCCAACAAACGATCCTGCCTCACCAAATGCTTTATAGAAAACATATCCTATCCCTGACACAACCGAAATTACAGCCACAACCGGAAGAGTGATAGCCATAATCCCTTTTATCAATAACCCAATAGCAAGAAGAACCGGTCCTCCTGCTCCTAATATACCTGCAACAATGAGCATTCTTTTCTTTACATCGCTACTCAATGCTTTAAATACGATTGTAATGGCTTTTATTTTATTTGTTAAGTCGGTAACTAGCTTATCCAAATCAAACGCCCTTACAAGCTCCTTTCCTAGCTCACCCAATGCGAGAGATACGTTATCTCGTAAGGTAGAGAATAACCCGGCTATTGTTTGAGATTGAGCCTTAGTAGCTCCGGCAAATTTACCTCCTGCCGATGTTGCTTGAGAAATGGCATCTTGCAACACCTTGAATGATATTTTGCCCTCCTCTGCTAGAGTAAACACCTCACTCCGAGCAACACCCATCGACTCGGCTAGTAAGTCAACCGCCGGTACACCCTGATTGATAAACTGCCGTATATCTCTAGTAAAGAGCTTACCCTCTGCCGATGATTGTCCAAATGCGACTGCGATACTTTGTAAGTCCGCACCGGTTGCACTCGCGACATCTCCTAACTGTTGGAGAGCCGTAAAAGAATCCTCCGCGCTTAATCCAAAGCCTAAAAGCGTATTGTTAGCCTTGACTAGATCCTGGAGTTGGAACGGAGTACCTGCGGAGAACTTCTGTAAAAGCTCAAATTGCTTTCTGCCGGCCTTAGCGCTTCCGGTTAGTGTTTGGAGTCGAACCTCTAATTGCTCAAAGTCAGAGGCCGTTTTTAAAGCAACACCGCCCAAACTAGCAATCGGCAAAGTAAGCGATGCCGTTAATCCAGTTCCGATTGAGGTTGCAGTAGAACCGAAATTCTTGAGAGTAGCTTTAGCCTTACCAATGTTGCGTTGGAGGTCTTTTATATTTGCGCTGATATTAACTGCTAAATCTGCTACCATCTCGATTCATTTGTCGCATCAAACGATGCAGTTTCCATTTTTCCTCTTGAGATATTGTTGTTCTCTTTTCCTCGAGAGGCAATATCTTTTCGGGAGTTAGTTTTTTTCTAGCCTTACCCTCCAATCCGCTATACATAGAAATGAGATAAGCGTTCATCCGCATTACCTCATAATCGTGTTTCTGATTCCTATTGAAGGCCTCCGCCATGCAATTAAAATCGAATAGAGTTGTATCTCGTAACTCCGAAGGCTTTAATCCCATTTGATACCCCAAGACAAATAAATCTCGGAGTAATAATGGCTCTACCCCTTCGGAGCGTTGATGTTTCCCACCGACTCCCGAACCAACTCGAATACATCATTTAAAAGAGCAAAGTCCATTCCACCAATCTCTTCATCGGTTAGCTCTGTACCACCGGAAGCGGAAAGAGCCTTAATGAAAATCTTAATGTTTGATACTTTATTCAGAGCCTCATCAATACCATTGAGATCAACTCCGGCCTGCTCTGTGAATGTTTCGAGTGCGTTCAAATCGAATTTGAATACAACGTCTTTGCCTGCGATTTTGAGGCTTTTCTTACCTTTCATCCTAAGAGATAGTTACTTTCTTCAATTCGCCAGTTCCAGTGAAAGTACCGCTAATGCTTGCGACATCTTCATTGGGAGCGCCGATAGAAACGGAAGTCATACGAGCATCTCCGTAATATGCGACACCGGCATCAGGAAGGAAGCGAACCGCGACAAGAGTTTGAGCCGTTAAATAACCTGCTAACTCTTGAACATTCCCGGAGGAGTAATCAAAAGTAGCTAAGCCATCAACGTCAATACTCCAAGACTTTTGTCCGGCGATATTTTCAGCCCATCCTGAACTTCCTTTTGTAGAAGCATCGGGAGCATCCATTTCGATATTTAGAGTTGCATCAGTCGTCGAGGCTATTGCCGAGCCTTGAGCGTTTACTAATACAAGCGTTCCATTTATAGCCATTTTTCTAGTATTAAGTTGTTAATTGTTGTTAAATATACGAAAATTTGTCGAATTACTTCTCTTCGATTTTATGCCGGAAGCGAATCTCCCTTATCCAATAGGTATAAGTTTCGGAGAACTCCTTACGAAATATGTCATTATCTACCACCGTATATATGACATCGAAGTTGCTCAAATCAAAAACATCCGTTCTATCTCTTAGTGTTTGCTTGATCGTGTTTACTATCGCATTGATGTATGTCCGAGTACCCGAATCGAGCGCGTATCTGTCCACTACCGAAAGAGAAAAGGTTGCCTCATCTATGAAGTCGCTTTTTGTGCTTGAGTCCGTTAGAGTCGTATCTCCGAACTGTACGTGCGGATAAGTAGCATCGGCCGGAGCTTCATCGTACACATTGACCGCTAAAGCATCGGATAAAAGCGTATAGTACGCTTGTTGGAGTTCTGTGGTTGGATCTTTACTCATTTTCTATAAGGTTAATTTCAAAATCAACGGTCATTGGTCCGGTATTGGCTTTTAGCTTTGCCAAAAATCCTAAATCGGTTTCCTCTTCAAACTTCAAAGGTGCGCCATATTCTACTGTATAATTTCCGGTAGCTGAATTTATCTCTGTAACGAGAGTCATTGCGTTATATGGTGCGCTCGTATTTAAAACGCCTTCACGTTTGAACATCAGAATATCAGCCTCTTTGTCGCTCTCTACTGAATAGGATATTTTTGATACATACGCAGTATATCCAGTCGGAACGGTATAAGCTCCAATTTGACTTTGCGCTCTAGGGAAGCCGTTATTCTCTATTTTAGCCCATACCGCACCGCCTCCGCTCTCTTGGATAGTTATATCCCCTTGATGGCTTCCTGCGCTTTGTGAGGCGTATGTACCACTTGAGGCAACATACCACCGGTATAATCTTATCAAAGAATCAGGTAATGCAACCGCAGTCGTTCCGTTTAATTCTACCACGTCAGATACCACCACCAAAGAGCCGGATTGTACTTGTAAGCCTTCGTAATAAATAGTTCTAGCACCTGCACCTAAAAAAGTATCATCAACATCTGTACTAACTACCTCTAAAGCCGTATTGCTTGTGGGAGTTCTATAAAAGCCACTCAAAGAGATAGGAACAAACGTAGCACCAACGGCACTATTACGCCCGAATTTCTGTATAACCGTATGACCGGGAACGTTACCCTTTGAGGCCTCGAGCGGGAAATCTAGCACCTTCTTGTAATAATCTCGATGTGAGTTGTAGATATAATCCGCCCGGTTAACGAAAGTATTATTTTCGCGTAGCATTCGGCCGGTCGCTTTGTGCATATCATTTAATCCCACGTAACACCTTTTTTAATCGTTTAATGAGTTGAGGTTGCTCTGCAAAGAATGCCGGAAATAAAAACGGTTGAGCTTTTACCCCATTATGTAAAATCGACATCATAATCGGATATACTGCCTCCTCCGGTATTCTCTTTCTCTTCGCCCATAGTTTAATACTAGCCTCAAAGTCTTTGAATGAGCCTCCGCCACCTTTGAATTGCATCGCATATCCTTCTAATCCTGGAGGTATCTCGGTCTTTGACTTAGTACCAAACTCCATATACGGCGCGTACTTTACATCGGTATATACTTCTCTCTCTAGCTTTGAGCCTCTCACATCAATGGAAGTCTTTAGCCTATTGCTTGCTCCGGTTGGAACGTTTCTTTTAGCTTGAGCCTCAATCTTTCGAGCCGATGCCTCAATGGCCAATTCAGCTTTTACGCGGACCTCTTTCTCGGCGCTCTCTAGTTTATTGAGAACCCTGATTAAATCTCTACTATTAACGTCTGCCGTTATCATTCTTCCGCATTTGCTATAAGTTCCGTAACCGCATTGTCCTCTCCGGAGTTGATAGCATACTCGACATTGAGTTCTTTGCCATCGAATAGTAATCTTAGTAAGTGATCGTATGTTGCTTTATTATATCCGGCGCTCACAAAGTCATCCCGGTATCGAGTTTTAATTCTGTACTTTGTTTTACCCTTCAATCCGCCCACTTCTAAGGCTTCCGTTCCTGATAGCGGAGTTACATTCGCCCATACCGTACCGAGAGTGTTCCAGGTTCTAGTATTGCCACCCATCCCATCGGAGGAAAGAGAGTAATACTGAATCGTAACTCTCTGCCTCATCATCCCGATGTTAATCTGCCGAGATTTGGTTTTCATAATCTTGCGTATCTCTTGAAGTGCTTTTTCGAACTGTTCGGCATTTCCGATACATTACCCTCTACTACATCCTGCCTATCCTCGTAATTGGAAGCGACTAGCTTTTTAAGTCCTAATGTAATACCGGAGGGAATAGAAGTATATCCGGCCACATACACCACTTTCAAACGTATTCTCTCGTCGGGGACTTCCCATCCATAGACTGTATCAATAACTAAAGTATCGCCGGTTAAATAATAATCCTCGTTAACTGTGAGCGTTGTTTCCGTTCCGCTTCCATCAATAGTCTTTACCGATGTGATACTTTGCACCGGATAAAGAGGAAGCCTTACTTCCTTACCATAATACTCATACTCAACCGTTACCGTTTTCTCTATTAACTGAAAGCCGTATTGCTCCTCCACAAAATCGATACTTTCGGCCACTAAGTCAGCAATCAAAGAGTCATCGGCGGAGGTATCAACTCGCATCCACGATTTAGCATCAGCCGTACTTAGTACATCGGTTGAGGCGTTTGTGCCGGTATCAACAGTCGAGAAGGTGAATGGTCCGGTCTTACCTTTGAATGGAGATTTAAGCATTGAGTTCCTCAACTAGTTTTTGGGCTTTGTACTTTGGAAGCCGGGCGATGATTTGGTTGTTTCGTTTCACGTAATACATGGTTTTAGTGTTCTCGTCTTTCTCCATGTACGCTTTAGCTTCTTTCGTATAAGCTCGTTTATCCTCTTTCGTTTCGTATGCTAGGCCTTTGTATAGAAGCTCGGCCATTGCCGTTTTATCGAGCTTGAGAGGATCATTCTTTTTGATGCGTTGATTTTTGTGGATAAAACTTCGTCTAGCTCGTAACATAATAGTAAGGTTTAATGAGAAGGATGGAGCGGAATCGAACCGCTCCAAGTTCCAAACATCCTTAGGGTAATTTAGGAATTACCTGCATTCTGTATAGCAGTTGTGAAGTTACCGAAAGCACCTGCATTAGGTAGGTACGTTGGTAAAGCCAAACGGCCTGCAACTTGTACAGTAACTAAGTCTTTAACCGCGTTGTCCTGATCTTGCTCGTAGAAACGAACAGAAACAGATTCGCGATCAAAGAGAGTACAAAGTTGAGCGAAGTCAGCCACTAAGAAGTCATCCGCATCTCCATCGGTATCGTTGATTGCGTTGGTAGCAATTACCGGTACACCTAAGATAGAAGGAACGCGAGTTCCAAAGATAACATCTTGAGGGAATATGTAACGACCTTCAGAGTCCTTGTTACGGATCATGTCGAAGTATCGAGATATTGACATCATTACCGCAGAAGGCTGGAAGTTACGATTACGGATTTGCTTGATAGCTTCCAAAAGTACATCATACTCTTGAGCATCAGTATCGCCAGTATAAGAATCTAGCGTATAGTCCGTAGAGGTTACAGTCAATCCGTAAGTAGAATCGTATAGGTTATACGCATCCTCTTCCTTCATGTACTTTTCCATACCACGCAAAGAGATATGAGAAGCTAGTCCGGCAGTATCATTTAGAGCCTCTTTAGAAACTCGGAAATGAGCGGAAATTTTTTCCACTACTGCATCAGTTGCTACCAAATCAAAGTCATTTTGTCCACTTGCAATACCTTGAGCAGTAACGCCGGTATTGTCGGTGAAGTTGGTTTCTTTGATGAAACGGATTTTATCCGAGTTGGTAGTGCCTACTGGCAGGAACTGTCGAACGTGAACTCGTCTTTCTAGATCAAACTTGAAGCCAGGAACATAGTCAGCAGGAACAACATCGCCGGTATAAGCATCGATTGAATCAGCAGAACCGATAATCGCTTTCGTGTCCATAGTAAAGCCTGAAATCTGTCCGGCTTTGAACGCCTCGATTTGGTCTTTTTTGCTTTCCAATCCTTCTTTAAGAATGCTTTTTAAAGACATTGGTTTGCCATTAACGCCCAAACGGTTGTTGTTCTTTTCGATTGACTCGATTCTTTCCTTTTGAGAAGCAATTAACTCCTCTAGGTTTTTTATCTCGCTTTTAGTAGCCTCATCAGCTTCGCCAGATAGTTTAACTTGCTCCTCTAGAGCGTTGTATCGGCTCTCTAGGGCTTTGGTTTGTTCGGCTAGTCCATCCTTTACGGAAGCCAAGCCTTCTTTCAATGTTTTTTCGATGTCCATAATTTGAACTCCTTTTCTATTTCTAGTTGGTTGTTGAATTGTTTGAATATAGCATCCAAATCGGCTTCATCCTCTTGAGAATTGATTGGCTCGGCTTCCATCGTTTGAAGTGATTTCGTGAATGAT